AAGCAAAAAGTAAATTTTTTGCTGAAAAAGATTTTCAAGAATATGTAAAAGTTGGAATGATTAGATATATTGGACCGCATGAAAACAAAGAGGTACTTATGGAAAACAAGCTTATTCTTGATCAACCCAATATAGTGACCACTGAAGGCACTGTTGAACATGTATCTGTAGGACAAACTTGTAAGAAAAAAGTCCTAAAAGAAGGCGAAGGCGAAAAACTTGACGAGGTTTTACTTGTTGAAAGTCCTTCGGCTGGGATAAAAATTATTAGGGATTAAATTTTAGTTTTCTAAAATTAGGCACAAATCTATCTTTTTTGCCTTCTAAATCTTTCATAATATCCCTTAATTTAAGGGATATTATTTTTCCATTAATAGGATTATGTATCAGTTCTGTATCTTGTATTGAAACAGTTCTATCCAATTTATTGTAAAATCCTTTTGAAATAGCAAAGTGGTCTTTTTCTTCATTGTAAGAGATCATTCCAACCCATTCACCATCATCCCAATTGCGTGAAGCAACTATTAATCGCAAAGGTTTTTCTGCAAAAACCAACTTCACATGATAGTTCATTTTTTTCATTGCAGCACTGACATATCCCAACATAATTTTGGCATAAGACAACAAACATTCATCTTTTGTTGTGTCAAAATTAACTTCAACAGAATATCGAACATTCTGTGAGCCTTCATTAATTTTATTGAATTTGTTGTTCATTTTTTATCCCATAGAAATATAAGGAATATCACCATATCTTGTGATCAATCTTTCTTCCCAATCTTTCTTTTCTTGCAGTCCTTCTGTGATTAAGTCTTTTCCATCAAGTTGCACACCACCTTGCGCTCCCGGCAATGTGGTATATTTGCCTCTGATACGACCTAACATAATCTTGGCATGTGCTAAAGCACCTTCTTGCATCGCCTGATTCACACGCTGCCAATCTTTGTTTTTTTGCAAATAATGAACAATTACAGCAACTGAATTTCTGGGAATAGGATAAAGCTTGATATTTTGATAATCTCCAAGCCATTCCCACCCACCAAGATTACTGGCAGAACGAGCGTAAGTTCTTTCATATTCTTTATATAAACTCCATTCACCCACACGACCCCAAATTGGAGTTACAGAGTCGATCATTCCGCCAGTAATACTGGCATAAGCACCGCCCGGATAAAAATATTCAATTGGAATTGCGCCACCTAAGTCAGATGATGAAAAGCTAAATGTAGCCATTTGTTTGTAAAAAACATTACGAACAAAACCTACATCAGGGGGTAATGTATAAATGCTTTTGCCGGGAATTGTGTTGAAAACATAATACTGAAAGAATTCTCTTGGAGCATAATCTTCATAAATCTGAAGTGATAGATCAACTGCTGCATCTAATTGCTGATCATCTAATTCAATGGTTACAACAGGCGCACCAAGCATTAAAAGAATATAATCTCTTAATTGCGATTTAACTTTTGTCCTGTTTGGTCTTGGTGTTAATTGACCAATATCCAAAGGATCTGAAATTTTTAAATTATAGTTGTTTGTGCTACAGTTCATTGCTTCTGCTGTAGGACGCTTAAAATACATAGTGTTATTTGCACAAGAATATGACATAATAGTATATATAATCGTGTCATCAAAATGAGGGACAACATGAAACTTTTCCTAGAATACTATGCAGGTCATATCAATCATGATTTTCATTTATTTGGTGCAGATGACATAGAATTTCTTCGCCAACTACCAGATAGATTTTGGAAATATGCAATCATAGAGCGTTATTGTGTAGATTTACCCAGAGCTTTGGAAGGAAGGGACATAAAAAGAAGTGAATCATTAGATGGTTTCCGAACCACACAAAATTATAATGAATATATTGAATCAATAGCTGATTCTATTAAAAATCAATTGACATATCAAGGAAGAAACGATACAGAAGTAAAAAGAATAGACAAATTAACAAAAGATACTGCTAAAAATATGGTTGATAGTAGTTTGGCTGAATTTCAAGGTGGTGAAAATGATTGGATGACTGTTGACTATCAAAGAACAGAATATTTTGGACATAATATTCAAAACAATTATATCAAAGAATTAGTAAAACGAATGGAGGATAAACCGGGAGGAAGTGTCAGAGGTTATGATTTAAGTAATATTCGGGATTACGATGAAGAAAGTGGAGAATGGAAAACTGATGGCTTTCAATGTCCAAAAAAAGAAATTATAGGTAAAAACTTTATAGCTTGGATGGGTTATGCGTCACAAGGTTTATTGCATAATCCTGCTGAATTTTATACTGCTGGATTGCCAGAAGCCGGTGATGACGAACAAGCAAGGAGAGAAAAAGAGGAAGCAGCAACAGCAGCAAGAGAACAACACAGAATAGCGCCAAGAAAACATTACAATCCAAATATAAGGGCGGGTGGAGAGTCAACTAATGAATATTTGGACGATTTGATTTACAGAAAAACTCTTAGAACAAAATACAGACGATTATTAGGAAGATTGTCGGAAAAAATGGATAAGCCAGATGAAGAAGGCAGAGTTCAAGCAATTGAATATACTATACCAGATACTGATCCTGATTTAATTACTTTACAAGATCAATTCAGAAAAAAAATTCCAGCAAAATACAAAAAATTGAGAAAAACCAATCCGAATTTCATAGATTATTCATCTGAATATTGCTATGAAGCTGCAAATAGGGGTCATTTTCCTGAGCAACTTGCTCAAGTCATGCCTACAGGAGAAGCACACACTTATAATGCGGATCAATTAAGGGATATGATAAAAAACATAGTTGGAACAAATATCCCATTTACTAAAAACCTAATAGATGGTTTAGTTGATATAGAATTGATAGAACAAGGTGTAGTAAAATTCCATCCAGAAAGGCGACCAGAAAAACTTAATATTTTACACAGAGAAAATCCGAGATTGAGAACTGCAACTGAATTCGAAAATATTTTGCATCCTAGTTTTGGTGATGTAACACAAACAGTTCCAACAGGAGAAGGTGAAGATGCGCCTTCCGAATTGAGAAGTGGTAAGATACTTTTCCATATTGATTCTATTAGGGAAAGATTGCAGAAAAAATTAGACAAAGCACTAGCTTTGGGTCAAAATGAAAAAGCGGAAAAATTAAGAAATGCTTTGAATGAATTGAACTCAAAATTTGTAACAACTCATGGCGTAGGTCATCACTATGATGTACTTGATCCAAGAAAGCCAAGAGGCAAATTGTTTTTACAATTTGGACATGAAAGCGAAGTTCCAAAATATGATGATGAAGATGAAGAAAGTGATCAAATTTATGATATGAGATTGAAAAATTTAGCTGGTGGTATTAAGCCTAATCAAAATATGCCCGGAGCAAAAGGTCCAAAAACATCAACAAACATTGTTAATTGCATGCGAAATTTGATGCCATTTTTTAATCAAAACGACAGTGATTTAAAAGATTTTGTGTCAAGTCATGCTTCTAAAAATTTCATGGGTGATTTCAATATTATATTTAAAGCTTTTATGGATGGTTACGGAAGACCATTGAGTGGCAGGCAAGAAAGGGATACATACAATCTTTATATCAAGCTTATAAAAGATCAATTAATGAGAAACATTGGTTTGTTTGATTTCAGAGATCGAAATGATCAACCTATTGAAAACAAGGAAAAAACTGAAAGTGAAATAATTAAAATTATTAATTCGACACTCAAAAATTTATTGGAAAAAGAAGTTGGTGATGCTGGCACTATGAGATTGCGAATCGGTGAATTGTCAAGTGTTCAAAAAGTAAAATCAATATTAACTGCCATGCTTAAAAAGATTAATGGTCGATAATTTAAAAAGCCAAAGTGTTTTTAGTGGTTATACAAACTATTTTGTAGCCACCCGGAACACTTTCTATTTCTTTAATTTCCCACCATCTTTTTGAATCATTTTGTGGAAACAAAACTGAACCTACTTTCAACTTATCAGTTGATGTCCAAATTGTCATAACAAAATCATTTGTAGAAATAATTATGCATTCAAATGTAAATGAATCTACATATTTTTTTTTCAGCGAAACATCCTCGTAAAGCAAATCTTTTTTTTCTGTATATTCGACTAAAGCACAATGCATAACGGTTTTAGGAAAACCTTCAAATTCATTTTTTCTATTTTGAACAATTGGTTTTGTATTTTCAATTTTTTCTTTTTCTGTAACTGCAACAATTATTTTTTCTTCAATAACTTTTGTTTCTTCAATAATTGTTTTTTCTTCAGGAACTATTTTTTCTTCCTTTTTAGACCCAATTACAACATGCGGAATATTAGATTCCATTTTGAAATTAGACAAGTTTTGTAAATTATGACCAATAAATGATCCCCATTTTTCTTGAGTAACCATCAAATTATTAGGTCCATTTAATTTGTAAACGCTTCCATCTTTTTTGTAAACTGCCATGACTATATATCTATTAGTAAATAGAAGGAGAATTTTATGGCTCTTGTAATACCAAATGCTAGTGAAGTCAAATTGCTTAATAATTTGCTCAATATTACGCCTCCTACAAACACAGTTTTGCATTTGTATTCAAACAATTTAACTCCAAGTTCAACAACAGTAATAGGCGATGTAACTGAAGTAGCTTCTGGCGGGTACGCTTCTATTACATTAACTTCTTCAAGTTGGACAGTAGCAACCTCTGGTGGCGGTGTGACAACAGCAAGTTATGCGGAGCAAACATTTAACATAACAACAAGTTCGACAATTTATGGCTATTATATAACTAATTTAGCTGGCGACTTATTGTGGATCGAACGATTTACAGCAGCGCCATTTCAGCTTCCGGGGAGTGGAGGTCAAGTTTTAATTACTTCGCAAATATCACTTAACAGTTGTGCGTAAGGAAAAATATGACAATATACAAGCCTGATGGAACACCTTTTTGCCCTACTGGCAGTTTGCAACAATTTGATGATAAAAATCCAGCAAGAGATTTGTTTAACATATATGATGAGGAAACAATCAGACTGGGTGGATCTCCACTTTTTTATTATGAATTATTTATAGACATAAACAATGTTGATCCACTTTATATTGAGTCTAGGGCAAAAGTATACAGTCAAAATCCAATACAATTATGGTGTGTTTATGAACCAATACCATCACAAAATATGCAAACTGCTTTTGGAATTGACTCACCTGATGAAATGACATTTGAACTTAATTATAGAGCAGTTTTGACTGCAATAGGTCATCCTCCGAAAGTTGGCAGCAGGGTCAAAACACCATTTTTGAATGAGGACTGGATAATTATTGAAAGAAAATTGGGCGAATTTAAACTATATAATGCATTAAGAATACAATTAGTTTGTCAGAGGTTCCAAGAAGACGCTGTTAGCGGGACATCTGTTGGCAAAACTGAAGATGCTGATTACAAGATTGTTTAGGAGAAAAAATGAAAACATTTTTTGAAATGTACAACTTGATTCGTAGTAAGAAATTAATTCGTGAACAAGACATGGGCATGGGTGGTGGTATGCCTCCTATGGGTGGTCCCGGTGGCGGTATGCCTTCTATGGGTGGTCCCGGTGGTGGCATGCCTTCTATGGGTGGTCCCGGTGGTGGCATGCCTCCTATGGGTGGTCCCGGTGGTGGTAATTTTTCACCAAATTCACAGATACCTCCAGATCAAATGGGAACATTTAAAGATCAAAACGGTAAAGGCAAGAATAAATTTGATGCTGATGATGACAGCAATGTTGCGCCAAGTGAAGGTGGTGCTGATGAGGACACAGTGAAATCATCAATAGAGAATCTTAAAAACCAAATAGAAAACTTCAAATCACAAGATGAAGATAAAGGTCAACAATTTGAAGATTTGTTAAAACAACTTGAAGATTTAGTTGGAAGCATTTCTGGTGATGAAGAAGACGAAGATAAAGAAGAGGGCGATGAAGACAAAGAAGAAGGCGACGAACAAAAAGACAAGGGTGATGAAGGAAAATCTTCTGAAATGGGTAGTATGGGCGGTCCTCCTATGGGTGGCATGGGTGGTCCCGGTGGTGATATGGGCGGTCCCGGTGGTGGCATGGGTGGTGGCGATATGGCAGGAGGATTTGGTGGCGGAATGGGTGGAGGTGGCATGGGAGGCGGAATGGGCGGTGGCGGCATGGGTGCCCAATTTGGTGGTGGTGGAATGGGCGGCGGCTACGGCGGCGTTTAAGCCTTCTTTTTATTAAGTTTTTTATAATTTACTAATTTATATCGTAGCTTGCTTTTTATAACAGGGCAAGCTACAATTTTTTCTAAAAACTCATCAACTCCTTCGATGCCTTTCTTTTCAAAAATCATTTTTAATTGTTTGTATTTGTCATCAAATTCTTGATTTAAATTATCTTTCCAAACATGCTTTGCAATTTTGCGTCTATTAGTAAAAACTATATCATTTCTTCTTTCTCTTTTCTTTTTCATTTCGCTTGACATTTCTTGGATATCATATTCCACTTTATTTGGCACAATAAGTATTTGTGCATAAGGTTTACCTTTTTGGAAAATTTGTTGTTGACCTTCTAAAGGAGCTTTGAAAACAACAAAAAAAATGCTGCACCAAAATTCAGATTTTATGTGTCCCGGTACAGCACAAGGAGTTGACCATGTCGGATCAGTATAAAAACTTGGATGAGGTTCTACCCTGACTGAATGTCCCGGTGGTGGCAATATGTCTAAACTAGATGTAAAGCCATAATGTCCTTCAGCAAATGTTCCAAATGGTGGAATATTAGAATACTTCACATTTAATTTTTCTTTCGACCAATCACCATCAAAAATAAGTTTGCCTTTTACATTTCTAACAATTGTTGTGGTTTCAAAATGATAAACTAATTCCAAACCATAAGTGCTTCCATCCACAAATGGCAAACAATGAAAAGGTTGTGCTTTGCTTCCATTTGTATGATCGTTTGATTCTCCCGCAAATCCCGGTATTTCAATTTTTATTTTTCTAGGACCGATACTAGTCCCATAAGTTCGATAAAGTACCTTGGTTTTTTTTTCCATGCTCTAAATTAGTAAAAATAAAATGCAATAGTACTAAATAATTTTATGCTACCAATTGGTCCTAATCCAAATCATTACGAAAAACAAATCAATCCTTGCCCTGATCCAAGCTTGTTAGGTCGTTCTAATAATCAAGATCCACCTCCCGGTATGGATTGTCACATTCAACCCGACAATCAAAACAATATCGGTGACAATGGAACTGCTGATTGGCTAAGGGATAATTTTTCAAATAATTTAGGAAACGGTGCTGCCAATAATTGCGATCCAATGCAAGCAGGCAAGATCGTAAATGATATAACAAACGATATAAGTAACAACACAGTATATCGATATTCTAAAGCTTTGCGTGGAACAGACGAAGCCATGATGGATCTTTTTAGAAATATTGTCGTAATTGACGAAAATGGCAAAGCGCATCCAGTTCCGATAATTTGGGCAACTCAAGAAAGAGCGGTCGCCGTAATTTTGCAAGAAAATGTTCGTAAAGATGAAACACTTGTGGTTGACAGAATAAATCTTCCAATGCTAGCAATAAGTGCTACTGGATATGAATTTGATGCAAAAAGGTATACTTATCATCAAGCTATAGATTATGTTGATATTTATACAGGCAAATCTGCAACAAAAGGACCAAAGTACGAAAATAGCAGTACATTGTTTGGTATATCAAGAGGCATACCAATAAACATTACATATACTATGTATGCTTGGACTATGGCTGTTGAAGATATGAACCAAATATTTGAACAGATAGTAACGAAATTTAGTTTGGTAGCATACCTAAAAGTAAGGGGAGTGTTACAAGAAGTTATTGTCAGATTAGATTCAATGGCTAGTAACTTAGAGACAGAACCGGGAGACGCTAAATCAAGAGTAGTTAAATTTCAGTTTTCCATGACTGCTGAAACATTTGTTCCTATGCCAGCAAAGATTTACGACTCTTTGATCAAAGTTGTTAAAGCAGATTTAGTAAATTCTGTTGATGAAGCAACTATAACGGAAGTGATATCTAAAATTGAGGAGATTGCACCAAACCCATGATAGAAATAACAAATGTTTGTAAACATCCTGTTCAAGTTGTTATAAAAAGCAAGAAAAAAGTAAATTCTTTTACAACATTGAATATACCGGGTGTTGGGTCTAAAAAAAATATTTATAATTTGGAAGATGAAAGGTCTACTGCATATATAGAAAGAGTAGAAAAATTGGGTCTTATAAAGACTAAATATATACCTAATAATATTTTGACTGAGGGAGAAAAGTAAAATGGCAACTTTACGAGGCTTTCCTGCAAGCAACACAATCAGCCCATCTGTAAGAATTACAGAAAATGATTTAACTTTTGTAAGTCCAACAACAAGCTTCCACAAAGTCGCTTTGGTTGGATTTGCAAGCAAAGGTCCGATTAATACCCCAACTAGCGTTACAACTTTGACTGATCTCGTTGCAAAATTTGGTAATCCACATCCAGATACTAGTGATCCTTATTTGATTTATGCTGCTCAACAAGTTTTAAGGGTTTCTAGCGAAGTTGTCATTACCAGAGTCGCAGATACCGATCCAACTAGTAATACCCAAGCAGTATCAGCATCGGTTGATGTGCCAGCAGCGGGCGGTATTGTGGACATCATTGGCAGCGAAACTGCACCTTATACATTTGCAGATGATTATTATTTTAGCTGGAAACTGAATGGAGTTCTTGCAAGCAAAATTCTTACTGTAAGAGCAGCTACATATGCTACTATTGATGATTTAGTTAATGAACTAAATAATCAACCAACTACTGCCGTGTTAACAGTAAAAGGTCCAAATGCTCTTGTTCCTGCAATTGATGGTATTGAATTTTATGAAACATCAAGTGGCACTCTTGGTTTAAGATCTGTTTGGGCTTATGGAACCGCTTCATCGATTGAATTGGTTTCTCACCAAGATTCAATTTATGGCGGCGCAAGTAGCATTGTCGGCATGGGTATTTCTATGACTCAAGCTGAGTTAACTGGAACAGAAGATCATTATCCAGATGACATTTACACCTCTGCTGGTACTTGGAATTTCTCTGGTATTGGAACCGATGTTCTTGCAAGCGCCTTACAAGTCGTTGTTTCTGGAACAGGCAATGTGAACATCGATGATGTCGTTCAAGTCATCGACTTGTCTGCTCTTGCTAATGCATCTTGGACAACTGCTGAAGTTGTTACAGAAATTCAAACACAATTAGCATCTCTTCCGGGCGGATTTGATGTTGATGATGATGGTTCTGATCACCTTGTGTTTACCACTATGGCTTATGGTTCTGGTAGCAGATTGGTCGTTAAATCAGAAAGCACAATGGATGTTGTCTTTGGTCTAAGTAATACCACCGCATTTGGTTCTTCTCCAGTCAGAGTTTCTGGAGGCGGGTCAACAGAAGAAGGCGGTATAGTAACTGGAAGCTCCAATACAGGAGGGTCAGTAAGCTTTACAGTTTACGCTGATAGCCCCGGTATTGAAGGAAATGCAACAATAATTGTGATTACAACTAATCAATACGATGGAACATTCCAGATTCAAGTGTACAACAATGGGCAACAAGTTGAATCTTGGGGTAATTTAACAAAAAATCAAACTTCTTCTTTCTATGTAGAGTCTTATATCAATACTGTAAGCAATTACATCAGAGTAACTGACAATACTGCTGTTGCTGCCCCACCATCTAATACTGGCGCAACTGGTTTGGCTTTAAGTGGTGGCAAAGATGGTATACCTCTTGATCCAGATGCTCAAGATGATTTGATTATTGGAAATCCAACTGCTGGCACTGGTCTTTACACTTTCTCAGAACCAGAGCAGATTGATGTTGACTTAGTCGCTACTCCCGGCAGAAGTTCAACAGCAGTTGTAAGAGCTTTAATTGATCTTTGTGAGTCATATCGCCAAGATGCTTTGGCAATTATTGATCCTCCATTTGGATTAACTGTCAATGAAATAATTGATTGGCAAAATGGTGTTCATCCGCTTAACAACACCAGACTTAACACAGACTTTGCTGCTCTTTATTATCCTTGGGTTGAAATAACTGATACCTTCAATAACATTCCTGTTTGGGTTCCTCCATCAGGATCAGTTCTTGCAGCAATTTGCCAAAGTGATTCAATCTCTGGTCCTTGGTACGCTCCAGCAGGCTTAACAAGAGGCATTGTTCCCAACATTAATAATGTGTTTAGCCGACCAACTTTGGCAGAGCGTGATCTTATGTATGGCAATAATAATGCCATCAATCCAATTATCACTTATCCAGATATCAGTGGATTCGTAATTTGGGGTCAAAAAACACTTCAAAGAACACCAACCGCTCTTGATCGTGTCAATGTTCGTAGAATGTTGTTTTATGTTGAAAAGAGCATCAAGAGCATTGCTAAACAATATTTGTTTGAACCTAATACAGCAGCAACTAGATCTGCTTTTATTACAGCTTGTTCACAAGTACTTACTAATCTTGTTTCCAATAATGGAGCGCAAGACTTTGTGATTAAATGCGATGAAGAATTGAATACTTCTGATGTCATTGCAAGAAATGAATTAAGGGCAAGAATCGGTATTGTGCCAGTTTATGCTATCGAATTCATATTTATTGAATTCAACTTAGTAAGGACATTGGCATAATTTTAATATAATGAAAATAAGGGAGGATTAATGGCTAATACTATTAATAATATGGGCATCGGACCTTTGGGTAATGTCGCTTTCAAAAGAAAGTATAGATGGTTGTTTTCTGTCGAAAACATTGGTGGTGGTGGTCCCAATAGTTTCGGTGTTTCAGGAAAATATGTGAAGTCAGGTAACAGACCCCAACTTCAAATTGATGATAGTACGGAAATCAACTTTTTGAATGGTAAAACTTGGCTTCCCGGTAAAGGAACATTTCAGACCATCGAATTTGTTTACTACGATGTTGCAGTTCCCGGTGATACCACAGTAACTAACTTGTTAAGATGGGTTAACAGAGCTTATAACTTTATTACTCCTGCTGGTGGAATTGCTGGATCTACTGAAATTTCAGCTACCCAAAGGAGTTATGCAATTGATCCTACTGGAGCAGGTAACGGTTATGCTGGCACTGGTAAACTCCTTATGCTTGATGGTTGCGGTTATGTTTTAGAGACTTGGACCTTGGTTAACTGCTGGCCCCAAACTATCAACTTTGGTGACCTTAATTACTCTGAATCTGGTGAATGTAATATCAATCTCACTTTGAGATATTCATACGCTAAATACGAAAGCAATTGCTCTCCAATTGCTGGCGAACTTTGTAATACTCCTGTTTGCGGTGCTGCAATTGGAGCAAACTACTAAGGAAATCATATGCCTAAAATGGGTATTGGTTTTGCCTCTTCATTAATTTTTAAGAGGCAAAACCAATTTGTAATGCATATACCCGACATAACACATGTTGGTAGTAGTTCTGCTAGAATTTATAATAAAGTTTTAATAGAAGAAACGGCAGCAAGACCTAAATTGTCATACAGTGAAATTGAAGTTAATCATGTTATAGAAAAAATAAGATTTGCTGGAAGACCTGATTGGGACACTTTGAGAGTTAGTCTTTATGATGTTGCACAAACAAATCCTGCTTGGGGATGGATTACTTCAAATTACTATTTAAGAAGTGCCAATAATCCGAATCAAGTTTCCGTTGGTTATCTAGGTGGTGCTGCGCCCAATTTCAAAAGAAACATTCAAATATTCATGTTAGATGGTTGTGGTTTTGCATTAGAAGCATGGAATTACATGAATGCTTATCCTGTAGATGTTGATTGGGGTCAGGTGGATATGGGTAGAACCGATGCAATGAGAGTAAACATGACTTTAAGATATGACAGAGCTTATTGGCAAATTTGTGACAAGAACATTGTAAATGTTGCCGCACAATATATGTTTCGTTAACAATCTTCTTCGTTTTCTGTTCTTAGTGCTTCATATTCTTGTTTATCTAAAAATTGATCTACTTCAAGTATTTTACGGCATTCTTCTAAAAAAGACTCTAATTCTTTATTTTTCATGTTAAGAATGCGACATGCACCCGACTTGTTTAATCTGCCTTTTTTGGTATAAACTCTATTTTCATTAGACAGCAAAAGGCTTATTTTTTCTTTAAGATAACTGTTTTCAAGTATTTGAAGAAGTTCATTGTTTTCGATACCTTCCAAAAACCTATTCTTCATGCTATTATTTCTCCGTTGTTTTTTGCTAACAAACTAAGATAGTCATACAAATAAATATCATAAAAAATTATTGTTTTAACTCAAGTTCTTTTTATAGGAATTTCTTTGCTGACTTTAGTAAAGTAAAATTCTTGATACCTTTTTTTCAATTCCTCAAAATTTTTATTTGATCTATAAATTTGCCTTAAATGATGTATTAAGCAAGTCGTTAAAAAATTGAATGCTTTGCTGCCACGATGTGGATCAAATCTTTCTATTTTTGCAAAACAGATGAAAACACCTTCTTGAACAGCATCATCATAATCAATTTTTTGAAAGTTTCTGAATCTGACAATATTTTCGGCAAGAGTAAAAAATTCTTTAGCCAAATTGTCTTGGCTTTGTTTCAGCAAATTATCGTTTTGTATTATTTTTTCCTCATCTATTTTTAGTGTAATTTTATTTGCATTTTGTTTGTGTGATTCATAATCTTGTTTAATTAATTCGTATTTTTTTTTATTCTTTTTAGCTGTTTGGAAATCAATAATATTTTTTTCAAGATACTTATTATCAAGATAATGGTTACTCATATTAGAAATATAGTGAGAATATATGAAAATAAATTGTGCAATAATAGTAAATTGTTTAGAAGAACAAGAAAAATCTTTGAATAATTTCAAAGAAATAAAGAATAAAAATTTTTTTACATTTGACAGCAAAATCAAATCGTTAAATTTACTAAAAAGTAAAAAAAATTTTTTTAGTGAGTTATCAAAATATTTTGATGGAGAACAATTTTTCTACTTATATCCTGATGAAGAGTTGGTGCTTTTTGACGAGGAGGAAATATACAAATCGCATTACAATTTTATTGTGGACGAATGGATTATTAAATTGAATAGAAGCAATTCAGAAAAAAATGAAGTTTCAAAAATTTTTATAAAAAGCAATTTTAAAAACATAAAAAAATTTGATGATGACTGGTCTTCTTTTTATTGTGAAGATCATTTTGTGATTAATAAATTGCAAGAATACATTATGTTTAATGATATCAAAGAAAATGAATTGTATTTATATTATCATTATGTTTTTGAAATACTGAAGCAGAAGAAAGCTTCTACAGAATTAAATAATTTTGTGAAATCGATTGTGCAGAAAAATCCAACATTTGTAGAATTGATTAATTTGTGGGGGGATTATTTATATGAAAATAATTTGTTTAATGATGCAAAAACATGTTATTTAAATGCTTTGAAAATGGCAGATCATAGGCAAATTTATGATTTTTTGCCTATGATCCCTCAGATGCATAAAAAGCATCCAGAAAAAATGGTAAACAATATTAATAATATTTTGAAAAAATATGATAACACATTAGACTAAATTATCAAGTTCATTAACAACAATTGTAACTTGATCTTCATATCTTGACATAGCTATTTGTTTTCTTCCTGCTGGCAACTTCTTTAATTCTTTTTCTAAATCACCAATTGAGCAATTTATAACTCGCCAGTTATTTTTAGAAAGCCTTTCAATTTCCTCCTCTTGAGACATGATTTCTTTTTCAGGAAAATATGCAAGCACTTGATCTTTTGCTTCTTTAATAATTTTTTTATAAACAGGGACATTGCAAGAACAGCTTGGATTGTTGATAAATTTTTGAACTTCTGGTGCAAGTGATTCGGGCAATGTGGCACGAAAATTTTCGTCCTTCATTGCTGTCTTTATATCCATTAAGGATACAAAGCTTTTAGTTTTGTTGTTGTTCTGGTTGTTTTGGTCGCTCATAAGTTTTAATCCTCACAGTAAAGCCACATGATCTACATCTATACAGAGTTACTTGTTTTTTTAATTTTTCTTTATCTGTTTCTTTTTTGCCAATGTAGTTCTGTAATTCTGATCTTTTTATTTGATGAAGATCAGGCAGATCTTTTTCTTGATATTTTTTCCCACAATTTTCGCAAATGATTTGAATGTTAGTCTGAGATGACACTGTTGGCTTCCAAATAAGTTTGAAGAAAAGCAAAAAATGTTGCTAAGAAACTAGTAGCGCATCCACCGAGAAAAATAAGATGTAATTTATCAATGGTCCAGTTATTGAATAAGGCAAGAAGACCTGTTGTGAATACTCCAGACCAAAATCCTGAACATTGATAGCAATTAAGCATTTTCATAAAAAATTGAGGCAAATAAGGTTTTATTCTGTCCTTAACTGCTTTAGAAATGTCTGATTCAACAATAATGTTGGTCATGCCAATTGACCCTAAAACCCAAACGACAATCTCAAACATTTTTCACCTCGTTGAAATTAAAAGTGATAGTTGTTCGCCTTTTCGATAAAGACAAAAATCACTTACATTAATATTAAGAGGTAATTGTAATTCAAAATCTTCAATATTTCCAACAATATTTTTGTGTGAACTGATATCTATTTTCATGATATTAATAGGAGATTTGAATATTTCTGAAATAATTTCAATTTCTTTAGGTGTCACTGAATTAAGAAAATCAATTGTTGAACGAATGCCAAGACTACGCATTTGGGGTATTTTTTGTGATAGTTCCCAAGAATCAAAGAAATGTTTGTGTCTTGGCAACGATTTTTTTACTAATTGATTTTGAAATAATAATTCAGCAGCATTATGAAAACCAATTTCAATCATAAAAAATCTCCTATCGTAATATAGTTTTCAAATAGAATATACTAAGTTAAAATAAGGTTTTCATTATCAAAAGGTGAAATATGTCAGATGAAATTTATAGACCACAAAGACAAAATGTTTCCAACAATCCAAACATGAATGTCCCGTCAAAAGACCAAATGATAGATTTGCCAGAAAATCATCCTTTAAAGCATCATAATCAATCAAGAAATCCAGAATATGGCAATTTGCCACCCGGAGTAGTTACAGGCAATGTTCCTCCGGGTGTTATGGGCAATGTTCCTCCAAATGTTATGGGCAATGTTCCTCCGGGTGTTATGGGTAGCATTCCTCCACAATTTAATATGCCACAAGGTGGTGTTTCAAATGGTTTTGCACCATTGCCAAAATCGCATATGGATGTTGATACAGCAATGGTCATGATGAATGCAAATCCAGAATTAAATGCTATTCTCAATGCATTGAAGCAGAACAATATTAGTTATGAAGAAATAATGTTGCCTAGTAAGGGAAAATTTTATGATGGAACTGATGGACCTACTAATGGAATAATTAATATTCGTCCAATGACAGGAGAAGAAGAGCAGATATTAGCAACTCCCAGATTCGTAAAAAGAGGAAATGCTATTAATATGATCTTTAATAAGTGTATCAGAGAAAATATTAATCCAGAGAATTTATTAAGCGAAGATAGAACATTTTTGTTGATTTATTTGCGTGGAATTAGTTATGGCACGGATTATGAAATACAAATAAAATGTCCTGATACAGAGAAGCAATTTAACACAACAATAGATTTGGATACATTGGAAGTTAAAAGGTGTCCAGATGATTTTGGACCCAACAGTTTAAGTGGTATATTGCCTAAAAGTGAATTAAGGTTCAGTTATAGATTAAGTCGTGGAAAAGACGATGCTGAAGTACAACAGTATCGTGAATCAAAAATAAAAGCTTATGGGGAAACTGCATCTGACGATACCATAACTTTCAGAATTGCACAATTAATCAATAGTATTGGAAGCATTACCAATAAAGAAGAATTGAAAGTTTTGATAAGAAGTTTGCATATTCAAGATGTTAATTATATGAGAAACATCATAAACAACCCTCCTTTTGGCATGGATACGAATGTAAGTATTTTGTCTCCTTATTCAAATGAAGAATTTGATATTGATCTTCCTTTGGATAGCGGTTTTTTCTTCCCCAAGAACAAGAAGGCGAAATAAGTCCAAGCCTGAAGTTATGGCAAGCGTTGATGGATGAAATGTTTTTCTTTCTCTATCATTTGCATGTCAAAAAACAAGACTTTATGCAATACACTGTTGCTGAAAGAAGATATTTAATAGATAAGTTCATTGAACAGAAGAAGAAAGAAAAAGAAGAATACGACAGAGTTTTGAAGTCTAAAAACTAGGAGTTAAAATGGCAACTAAAGAAAGATATCAAAATCCAGTTCCTAACGATACAGTTGTTCTGCGCTTGTTTGTTTACAATCAAAATTCTTTCTCTGATGTTCAGTCTATAGAAAAAGTTGAAATTTACAAAATACCAGACAATGAAAGTATTAATGATTTGTCTAAGGGAACACTTGTAACTACGATTGGATCGGAAAATGTAAAGCAAGATTCTACAGGAAAATATTATGTTGATTTGTTAGCAGAGTATCCTTTGTACACAACAGGAAAATATGTTGATGTTTGGCACATCACATTTACAAGTGATGAAGGCACATCAGAAATAATCAATACATTTAATTTGTACCCTGACCTTTGGTATACTACTCCGATACCAGTTGTTTATGATTTCAGTTTTGTTTTTAGACCAAACAGATTCAGAAAGGGATCAAAACAATACATAATTTGTCAAATTACTCCTAATGTTCCAAGAGGAACAGATTTAGGACGCTATTATGAAAATCTAATTATTAACTCAAATGTTAAAATAAGCATGGAACTAAATTGTGGTAATTGTGTTCCTGCGGAACAAGATTTGAGACTTATTTTAGATCAAGTTTCAACAGATTACCGTGAGAAAAATTATGCTTACTACATGCTTGATACAACAGAGTTAGAAGCAGGAATATATGATGTTTGGTTTACTATGGAAATGGGAGAAAACACATTCATTTCTGACAGGATGAAATTGCAAATTTACACTTGACAATTTTTATGCATGTCCATAGCATAGCAATGTCCAAACAAGGAGGTTGTTATGACTTTGGTGGAAAGACTTAAAAAGCATTTTGAAGCTAGCAGCAATGTCTTAATTACTGGCGCACATGGCGTTGGTAAAACTTCAATTATCAAACAAGTATTTGAAGACTATGGATTAGTTCTTAATGAATCTTGGTTGTATTTTTCGGGATCTACTCTCGATCCTTGGGTAGATTTTATCGGAATTCCTAAAGAAGTTGAATATAACGGCAAGAAATGCATTGAAATTATTCCACCCAAAATACTTTCTGATGAAAGTAAAATACAAGCTATTTTTATTGATGAATTCAACCGTTCCCCTAGCAAAATCAGAAATGCTTTGCTTGAATTGTGTCAGTTTAAATCAATCAATGGAAGAAAATTTCCTAATTTAAAAGTTGTCTGGGCAGCTATCAATCCAGAAGATGAAGAAAACACCTATGATGTTGAAAGGCTTGATCCTGCACAAAAAGATCGTTTCCCCGGCAATCAAATATTTGTTCCATATGCTTGTGATACAGATTATTTCGTCAAAAAATATGGCAAGGATATTGCTACCACAAGTATAAACTGGTGGAATGATTTGCCATCAGGAATTAAAAAGCATATTTCTCCTAGGCGATTAGATTATGCTTTAGAATTTATGTCTAAAGGTGTACCTTTGGAAGACATCCTTCCCAAGGACAGCAACATAAACAAATTAAGACAAGACCTGACAAATGGTCCTGTAGATAAAAAATTGTCAAAATTATATGAAACAAAAAATATCAAAGAAGCAAAATTATTTCTTAATGTTGAGAACAATTACAATTCTTCAATAAAGATAATAAGCAGTAATCCAGAATATATCAAATTTTTTGTTCCTTTGCTCAAGAAGGAAAAACTAAGTATTTTGATTGCAGATGAAAACCTTAATTTGTCAGATTACATACTTTCTAATAAGGAAACATGCCAAGAATTTAAAGAAGTTGTTGAACAAATATTAACTGCTAATACTAACCCTAAAGCATTAATTAAAATAAGATCTTATTTTGCGAACAAAGAACAAGAACCACAAAATCAAATAAAAAGTTATATCAGAGATCCAAAAACAAACATCGAATATATTAAAATTCTTGATAACAGTAAGTCTGCTAAAGAATCTATGGATATTGTTATGAAGCATTTTCCTGATGATCCCGATCAGATAGCTGCGGAGATGACAATTAATTTTATATGTGAATTTGTTTCTACTAAGTGGGAAGCAACTGTTAGACAATATGATTTGAATTTATTAGTTAAAATTTGGAACAAATGTTATGATGTTTCTGATACTAAAATTAACAAATTGTCAAAAGAATTTGTAAGAAAATGTAATTCCATGAGCATAAGCACTCAAATGAAAGGATTAACCCTGTGAACATCAATGTTGATTGGGAAAAATTGAAAGAAAAATTGGCTTGTCACCATAGCATTTTCTACAAAGTTGTAGAAATGGGGAAACCTTATTTGACGGATAAGATTCCCACGGCAGCAGTTCAATTTGACAAAGAAGGGAAATTCATCAATTTCCTTTTCAATGAAAAATTTTGGAAAGAATGCGATGATTACAAAAAAATGTTTGTTGTGTGTCATGAAGCACTTCACATCGTTTTGCAACATGGAACAAGATTTTTAGAAAATGTAGATAACAAGATAGCGAATATTGCTATGGACATTGTTGTAAACCATGCTTTAGTTAGAGACTTTGGTTTTATTAGGTCGGAAATTGATTCTAACAATGATTATTGTTGGGTAGATACTGTTTTTAAAGACAAGAAGTATTTGGGACATTCTTATCCTGACGATGAGTCAACAGAATTTTATTATAACGAAATAGAAAAACAAAAAAACAATGAAGATAATTGTGGTGGTGGAGAAAGTTCTGGCAATAAAAGTGGTAAGAATCAACTTGTTGATGATCATGAAGGAATATCTGACGAAGAATTAAAAGAAGTTGTCAAACAAGCAATTGAATCTTTAGATGAAAAAGAAAAGCAACAATTAGGCAGTGCTTTGTCTAAGATAAAAAATGCCGGAATTGATTCTGGGGATTGGATTACTATCCAAGAAGTCAAGAAAACAAAAAATCGTAAATGGGAAAGCGTTATTAAAAAGTGGGAAATCCAATCGCTCAAACTAAGTGAATTTGAAAAAGAACAATGGGTAAGAAAATCAAGGAGAATGAACTCTTTTGACAATGGATTGATATTACCTTGCAATGCAGAAATAGAATGTTTCCATAAAGAAAAAAATAAAATAAATGTTTATTTCTTCTTGGATACATCGGGTAGTTGCATTGGTTTAGCTGAAAGGTTTTTTACAGCAGCTAATAGCTTGCCTAAAGAAAAATTTGATGTTAGATTGTTTTGTTTTGATACTAAGGTTGAAGAAATTGATTTGAATGCTAGAAAAATTTATGGAGGTGGCGGAACTTCTTTTGATATAATTGAAAAAACAATTCAATCAGAAAAACAAAAAACAAAAAAATATCCATCTGCCGTATTCATTATAACTGATGGACAAGGAAACAAAGTCAATCCTGAACATCCTAATAGGTGGCATTGGTTTTTGTCAGAAAATTATAGAAAATGCATTCCTAATAATTCTTATGTTTACGATCTGTGTGATTTCGAATAATTAACCAAACACATTAGTTTCATAAAAAAAAGTATCATTTAGCTTTAGAAGATTTTCTAAAGCTATTCCTGTCCATTCTTTATAATTGATAGAATAATCAAATTTATGTGGTATTAAATCTTGAGTCAAAATAAAAGCCAACCAAGGCTTGTGATTTTTTTTCCAACAAACCATAGGTTTTCTGCCACATCTTCTACTATCATCTAAAACTTGTTCCATAAAGCTTTCCAATTCAGAATTTCCTTTGATGAATATAGAATTGATGTCAATACTCTCATATCCTCCTTTGCTTTCCAAAACAAACTTAAATCCTTTAGGTACTACGATGTCGCCACTAAAAACTTGTGTGGCTTCAGCGGTCATTTTTTCGACTTGTGCCCAACGATTGCCACTACCAACAGAACGACTAAAAGGCATTTTAAATCGATCTGATAATATTTTGGTAAGTTCTAATTCTGTACGATTGCCCTTTTTCTTGCCATTTGTCTTTTTTGATTTTTTAGGAACAATGTCATCAATGTCAAGACCAGAAAAATCATTAGTACTCAAGCAACACCTCTTTATACATTTTAATTGAGTAAAACTTCTTTGATATATTATTGTTATCGTATATTAGTTCACACAGTTTATAAGGAATCACTTTATAAAATTCACATTCATTTATTATGGATTCTGATTTATTATAATAAGACAAGGCGTGTAAAAATATTTCTATAGTAGAGCAAAAAAATATTTGCCCAGTAATTTTACTCATGTCAAAAAAATACAAAGGTCTTGCGTGGTTCCTATAAAGATACAATTTTATTTTAGAATCTTCTAATTCACACAAAGATATTGCAAATTGACTTTTTGGTATTAATCCAGTTAATTTAGAAAAAGCTTTGTTAGTTGGATTATTATCTTTTTCAAAAAATCTAAGCAATACTTCTGAATCACAAGTTGACTCTGTAGGAAAAATTTCCTTCAACGATTCATATTCTGCTCGATCAATAACACCATTGTGTGCAAGTATTTTTTTGTTGTCATGGCTAATGAATGGATGATTATTAATGTTGTTTTCTGGTTCTCCGCAATTAGCTGTTGCGTGTCTTGCATGAAGCAAACACAACTTCATGTTGATACCTTTTAAATCTTGAAAAAAATTACTTTTTACAAATTCTGAAGAAGGTATTGGTTCTTTTTTAAAATAAGATTTGTCTTTATCGTCAATTGCATAAAGACCAGATGCGTGTATTCCACGATACTCAAGAAGTCTAAATATTCTTTTTGTAATATTATAGGTAAATTTGGGATTATTAGAAATACCTATAAAGCCAGCAATACCGCAAATAATGCACCTTCCTTGTTTTATTTTTGTGGCATTTCGCTAATTGGTGCAGATGCGGAGGTATCAAATCCACTAGCTGGCGGATTAGCTGGCGCAATATCTTGATTCGCCACATCTTTTGGCTTTTCAGTTTCAGGAGGCTTTTCGGTAATCTGAAAAGCGTTTACAGGAACACCCATTTTGTTAACAACTTGTTGTAAAGCACTTATTGTGCTTTTCAAAATATCTTCGATATTGTCATTTTCATCTATTGATTTAGCAAGAGCTACAGCACACTTTTGCAACTGCTTTAAATATTTTTTATTTTCGTTACCCCAATGACCTTGCAAGATACCTCTTGCTTTGTTTACTATGATTTGACCATACCTTACTAAATTTCTTGTTCCTATTTTATTTACTTCGTCAGATAATTCTTGTGCCGAATTTAAAACATCACCTATCTCTTTAGCAAGATAAACTTTATTTTCATTCATCACAAATGTTCTAAAATTGAAATTTGTCATAATATTATTTATGTAGTAATCAAAACATTTTTAATATAACCATTAGTTGATGGTTTAAATATTCCATCAACTAATGGTTATCATTTTAATTAATTAACCACACTTTGTCCAACCACAAGACTTGCAAAGAACACATCCATCGTTTCTTTCAACTTGGCTACCTTGACAGCTAGGACATTCTTCACCATGTACTTTTGTACCGTCTTTAATAAATTTCTTCAAAGTTCTTGCCAACACTTTGCCAAGACTGACTAGATCGCCCTTGGTCTTTTCAAGCTGATGAACAACGAAGCTGATATCAGCACCATGTCGAAGTGCTGTGGACACCATACGACACAAAGCATCGCCATTCTCATGGTTGTTGATGTTGGTCAAAGTAAACTCTTCGTCTCCAACCTTAAACACATACTTGCCACGATTAAGCTTTTTCAGAACTCCCTTGTGTTCTTTGGATTTAAACAAAGGATGACCGTTTTCGGTGTTTAAGCCAGCGAAAATCTCATATGGCTCACCACCAAGCAAACCAACAACGACATAGTACGGTTCACCCTTAACAACAGAGAAATGAATCTCGGCATCGATATCAGATGGACGCTTTGGCGCATCATTCTTCGAAATTTTGACATCTTTCTTTTCTTCTTTCTTAGGTTTTTCAACCAATACACCAGTACGACAGTTTTTGCGATAAACAGTCATGCCTTTACAGCCATACTTCCAAGCTGCTTCGTAAATGCTTGCAACTTGCTCTTCTGTTACATTTTCAGGAAGATTAACTGTCTTAGAAATGGCATGGTCAATATACTTTTGAGCTTCTGCTTGCAGTTTGACAGCAGCAACCCAATCGATATCTTCAGCGCAACAATTATACCAAGGTGATTTCTTTAGATCTTTTTCACCTGTAACTTCCATCCACATTTTAACCTTGGGATGGTAAACTTCAAACTCTTGCCAATGATCACCATTTTGATCCACAAAGTCTGTTCTGGCATTCTTGTCGGTAGGATTGATCTTTTTACGACGAGTATATGGGAACAACATAAACAATGGTTCTACGCCAGATGTAGTCTGTGTCATGATAGACACAGAACCAGTAGGAGCGATTGTTAGGTTAGCAATGTTCCTTCTTCCATGCTTTTGGATATCTTCATACAACTGAGGATCAATATCCTTAAGCATCAACAAAAATTGTGAATCTTTTTCTTTTGCCCAATCCCAAGCAGGGAACGGACCTGCAACTTTAGCAATATCTACGCTAGAACGGAATGAACCAAGGCATAGAGTTTTGCAAATTCTGCCAGTAATATTGATGCTTTCTTCACTTCCATAAGCAACGCCTAAAGCAGCAAGAGCATCGCCAAGTGCGGTCAATCCTGTGCCAGTGCGCCTACCATTTTCGCACTTCTTGTGTACTTTTTCCCACAATTCCAGTTCATTAGCCTTAATGGTTTTAGATTCAGGATCTGATTTAATCTTCTTGATGATTGCTTCAACTTTCTCAAGTTCAAGATCAATCATGTCATCCATTAAACGCTGACAAATTTTAGCGTGTTGTTCAAACAGTGTGAAATCAAACTTAGCATCTTTTTTAAAGGGATTAATCACATATGAGAACAAATTCAACAGCATTAAACGACAAGAATCGTAGCTGCAAAGGATTAATTCCGCACAAGGATTTGTTGATATATTAGCAAAACCATCTTCTGAATAACAATCTACAGCATTGTATTTTTTGATTCTGTCCCAAAACAATAGTCCCGGTTCTGCTCTTAACCATGCATTGTGAATCATTTTTTTCCACAATTCTCTTGCATCTACATAAACATCGTTATCACTTGGAGGAGCATCAACAGGGAAACGAAGACGGAATTTTTCTCCTTTTTCTACAGCTTGTAAAAATTCATCACTTAGTAAAACAGATATATTTGCTCCTGTAACTTTTGTGTTATCGTTTTTTACAGTTACAAATTTTTCGATATCTTTATGAGCAACATGAATTGTAAGCATGAGTGCGCCACGGCGACCAGCCTGACCAACTTCACGAATAGTATTGCTGTATCTTTCCATCCATGAAGTAATGCCAGTACTAGTTCTAGCAGCATTTTTTACAGAAGAACCAGCAGGTCTAAGAGTAGATATGTCTACACCAACGCCTCCTCTTCTTTTTGATATTTGAGCAAGCTCTTCGTCAGTTTTTAAGATGCCACCATAACTATCGATTGGGCTGTCAACCACATAACAATTTGACAGAGAAACAACTTGATGATTATTGCCGATGCCAAACATCGGACTTCCTTGGGGAACGATATATTTGAACTTATGAAGTAATGCAAAAATTTGATCTTCTGTAAGCGGATCTATATGATTCTCTTTTTCGATTCTAGCAAATTCTTTAGCAATACGACGATGCATTTGATCTGGCGTTTCTTCTAACAAATTGCCATCATTATCTTTTAAGGCGTACTTATCCAAAAATACTTTGGCAGCAAGCTCGTCTCCCTCAAAATAAGAAACGCACTTCTCAAAAGCATCGCTGTACTGATACATAAGCACCCCTTAGAAAAATAAAGTCCAATAAGATTTAAATTACTAATTATGAATCATAAAGCAAGAAAAATACAGTGTTTTCTTGCTTTTGATTGAAAACCTTATTTAAAGGCTAAAAAATTTTACCCATTATCTATGCTTGAAATCCCATTTTCCATCTTTAATTTTAATTGACCTGAATCACCAAGGAGTTGCAATAATTCCTGATCATGAGTTGTGACAAAAACCTGCTTGTTTTTAGATATATTTTTTATCAATTTGTATATTGCGTTGTTACCTTGAGAGTCCATATTGATAGAAATTTCATCTAAGAAAACGATGTTTGGTGTTGATCCGCTGTTAAGTTCTCTTACATGAGCAAATGCTTGTGATACTGCCAGATTGATTCTTCTTTTCTGACCGTTTGATAATAAATCATAAATTATTGGCACAGAATCAGTTGCTTTTTGTATTTCTTCGTTAAATTCATTGTCAAATGACAACGATAAATTGTCATCGACAAGAATTGAAAGCATATTTGTTACAGAGTTGTTTAATAAAGGCAATATTTGATCTATTACGAATTTACGAACGCCTTTATCTCCAAATGCATCGATCCAAAAATTTAGATAAGGTATCTTTGCTGTTAGTTCATCAAGTTTTTTCTGGCTTTCTTGTTTCTTATCTTGTGCTTCTTTTATTCTTGATTCAGCAGATTCAACAATATCACAGAATGGCGATTTACCATTTAATGATGTTTCTTTTTCCATAATTGTGATTTTGTTGACAGAAATTTTGTTATCGATCTTATCAATCAAATTTAAAGTTTCAGGTTTTTGAATTTTATTTAATTCTTTATTTTTCTCCTGTAAAGATTGAACTCTGTTCTTGTTTTCACTTAGCGAATCAACAACTTTGTTTTTCAAATCAATTACTTTTGCTAAATCAACTTTGATTTCATTCAATTTTTCAGTTAATTCTGATAATTTCTTATCTTGAATATTTTTGATATCAACTAATTCATCTTGTTTGGTTTTGCATTCTTGTTCAATGTGGGAATAATTATTTTTATCAATGACTGATAAACAATGATCGCAAGAAACGCCATCTTCTAATTTTAATATTTTTTCAATTTTTATTTTATTTTCTTTGATTTTGCCGTTAATGATTAATATTTCATTTTTAACACCATTAAGATTGTTGTTGCAATCAATTAATACATTCTTGCCTTCTTCAATTTTGTTATCAATTTGATCTTTGGTCAAATCAAGCTTGTTGATCTTTTTGGTTACTTCTTCAATCAAAGTATTATTTTTTTCAATTTCATTTTGAGCATTGTTGTATTTTTCGACTTGTGGATCAAAAGATTTTAAATCTTCGATTTGTTTAGACAAAATTGTTTGTTCATTTTTTAAAGTTTCAATTTCTTTTTCTATATTTTTTTTCCACATTTGTTTTTTGTCTACGATTTGATCTAATTGAAATTTTAAACCATCAATCGTTGATTGATTGTGATTGTTATCTTTTTCTACCAAAACAATTTCTGTTTTGATATTCTTCAATATTTCTTTGCTTTTATCGTTGTATATTCTATATTTTTCTAATCCTAGTAAATTTTCTACAATCGTTCTTCTTTCTGTGGAATTGGCTTCAAGATAAGAATCTGTGTTTGAATCCGTGAAAACACAAATAGATTTAAATGTTTCATAATTGAATCCCAATATAGATTCAATCATATCTTGTGTTTGTTTTATTTCGCCTCTAGTTAATTCTGTCGCTTCAGTAAATGTATCGTCATCAGATCGCCAAAGTTTTAATCCATCTGGTTTTCTAGATCTTAATATTTTTATATTATCAAAATATATTTCAATTGACATTTTTTTATTTGTCTTATTGTTGATGACATCTTTTACGCCAATTTTTTTGGGATTCTTTAGTGTTTTACCAAATAATCCATAAAGCAAAGCATCCATGATGCTGCTTTTACCGCTGCCGTTGCTTGAATTTAGGTCACCATCTTTTACATCTAGATTTTTGCCAGTTACAACAACAACAGGTCCATAAATTTTAAAATCAATCTCAATGCCTTGTTCACCAAAACACAAAAAATTTTGTACTTTTATTTTTTTGAATTCTATTTTACGCACCTTGTTACTCCTGAGATTGATTGATAATATCAAGACCGCATGTTACAAGCAAGTCCTTATCCAATTCGGTTTGAGATATTTCTACAAATTTCTTTACCATTTTATCTGATTGGCTAAGGATGTCTTTTGCTATCTCTACTTGTTTCAACTCTTCATCTTTATTGTTTTCAGGAACAATTTTCTTTATTTTTACTGATTTTACGCCTTGTTGTTCTAATAATTTTATTTTTTTGTTTATTTCTTCTTTTTCTACATCATCAACTAAAATAGAAACAAAAGATTTTTTAAGTATATTCGGATCTAAATTCATCAAATTTTCAACGGTCCCTTCAAAATGCTGAGGACTAAAAGTATTTTCAATATAATTCATTAAATATTCATCATTATCAACTTCTAGTATTATTATATGCTTAGTATCTTCAAGCTCACCAAATGATAGTTGAAGTGGACTGCCGATATATTCAACATTGCTTGATATTATTTGAGCATTATGATAATGTCCAAGAAATGTATGTTTATAATTTTTGAAAACATTTGGGCTGACCTTAGTCATTTCTCCATCGTGTTCAATTTCAACATCTGCGGTTGAGCCTTTGGAGTTTAATTTAGCACCATCAACAGCCAGATGTCCTAGTAAGAAAGATTCTTTAGGATTGTATATTTCTAAGTCTTCTATATCTTTTATTGGATTGTGTGTAAATGGTACAAAATGCCAGCTAATATTATCAATAATAATTTGTTTTGGTTTATCAATAATATGAACATTTGGAAATGCTGCTAATGCACTTGCTGAACTGATAGATGTTTTTTCAAAATACCAGAGATCATGATTACCAAGAAGAACATAAAAATTAACAGAACCATCTAGGTATTTTTTTAATATTGAAAATGTTTCATGTAGAACAATTGATTCTATTTTGCTGCGGTCATGGAAAAAATCACCACCAAAAAGAATGTTTTTAATATTATGTTTTTTTGCTGTTTCAAAAACCCAAGCTAAACAAGACAAGCAATCATATAGTCTATCTTCATTTTTTTTATGAGGATGCAAATGAATATCCGTGAAAAGCAAAAACTTAATCATGCTTCACCTTGTTTTTAAGAAGCCAAATTGTACTCTAATTAAAGGTAAGCTTCAAGAGGATCTTTTGTTTTTGTTTTATCACTAAAGTATTTTTCTAATAAATCCCAAGCATTTAACTTTTTGATATCTGTTACAGCCGTTTGTGTGGCACCGCCAGCAGCACCACCAAGGCTTCCTCCCAGTCCGGTTAAATCGCCAGTAGGAGGCGGGGGGGCACCACCACCTCCTAATCCACCTAAATCTGGTGGTGGTGGTGTAGGTCCACCGCCAAGATCACCACCAATAGCAGGAGCGGGACCACCAGCAGGAGGGGCACCGCCGGGAAAAAGTGGGGGAGCATCTGCTTCTGTTAAAAAATATTTTGTTTTAAATTCATGAATTGTAATCATACAAAATATATATGTTTGATGAAAACATTTTGGGAATATTTACAAAACGAAGAAACAGATTCACCAGTTAATCTAGATGGATCTGATTTACCATCAGCAACGACAGATGCTAATCAACCTGCTGTTGCTGCACCACAACCAACTACACAAGGATTTAAGCCAAAAATTAGACCTTGGAAAGCTAAAAAATCAGATATTATGACTTTTTGGCGAAGTTTAGCTCCAAACATGCCATTACAATTAAAATCTATAGACAATACGCATAAAGGAAGTACACTTCAGCAAGATACATTAAGAATTACAGGAAGCAAAGAATTTATAACAACTGTTTTATCAAGACTTAAAGATTTTATATCATACGAAAATGTTAATACAAAGCTTGTTTTAGATTATAGACAAAACGCTAAAAGCTTGAAACCGGGAGAAAAAAATAGTTATCTATTTTATCTCAATGTTCGAAATAGGAAATAATTTTTTTTTAATTTTTGTTTTGGCGTGATTAATTTCATCCATTTTTTCATCTATCTTTTTTTGTTTATCCGCTATTTTTTGAAGTTTTTCATCAAGGTTTTTCACGATAAAAATTGTTTCGTTAATGATTTCATCTATCATGATAAAACTCCAAAAAAATATAAAAATATTTATTATTAATCTTGACAAAATGTATTGAAAAATGAATAATTTTTATTATAGAGGTATTTTATTATGGCAACATCGATTACAATAAATAATGATTTTTGTCAGTTGCAAACTGATAATTTAAAACTCATTGATTATCTTGTTGCTAATCTAAAATTCAGACAAAAAGGATATCAGTTTACGCCATTGTACAAATCAAAAAAATGGGATGGATATGTTAATTTTTTCTCTGTAAAAACAGGCAAATTTCTTACCGGGATTCTTCCAGAAATTTGCATGATTGTCAAAAAATTCAATGAATCTTATGAATTTAATGATTTAAGAACACCAATCAAATTTAAATTTGATAAAATTGATGAACATTTTTTACAGTATTACAACGAAGACATGAACACAAAAATAGAGCTAACTGACTATCAAGTTGATTTAGTTAATCAAGCAATCAAACATAAGCGTGGCATTATCGTTGCCCCTACCGCTTCAGGCAAAACATTTCTTATGTCGGCTTTATTAAAGGCTTTAGGCGAACATGAGCCAACATTAGTTTTGCAAAATAGAAAATCATTGGCATCACAAAACTTTGATGAAATATCCAGATGGGGATTTAGAAAAATTGGATCTTGTTGGGGAGGAAGCAACAATCCAAATACAATTACAGTAGCAACAGCACAATCAATTCATCATCTTGAAAACAAACTTGATGACATAAGAGTGCTTATTGTTGATGAAGTACACGACATGGTATCAGAAACAGCTAAGGATATATACAAAAAATTAAAAAATGCTGTGGTTAGAATTGGTTTGTCTGCAACGCCTTTCAAGCATGGAGAATCTGATAAAGTTCACAAATATATGGTTAAAGGATTTTTTGGTCCAGTAATAAAAACAAGCACAACTTCTACGGGCAGAGTTACTACATCCGATTTGCAACAAAAAGGAAGATTGTCTCAATCAAAATGTATTTTTTATAAAATATCAGAACCAGATATTCAGCTTTCAATTTATACTGAAGCTGTTGATTTAGGAATTGTGAATAATATGAGTTTGCATAAAAAAGTTGTAGAATTGACTAATACGCTTACGGGAAGAACTTTAATTTTAGTAGATCGAATTGCTCACGGAGATCAATTGAAAAAATTAATTCCAACTGCTTATTGGATTACTGGAAAAGATGATAATGATTCAAGAAAAGAAGTAATTAATATGTTGCAAAATTCAAAAACAAGTTGTATCGCAATTGCAACACAGCAAATATTTAATACAGGAATTAATGTAAAAATACATAACTTGATAAATGCTGCCGGTGGACAAGC